CTAATATATCTTTTGTATTTTCAAAATTATAATTTCCAGTAATCATCCACCCGGTTAAAAACCCATCTGTATTTACACCTGGACCGACTTCTACAACTGTGTTAGAACGTTCAATAGGCCATGTTCCATTTGTAGGAGCTTGTATTAAATCTTGAGGTAAATAATTATAAGGCCAGTTAGTATAGTTACTCCATTCATTTCTTAAATTAACATCACTTCTTTGAAAATAAAACATCCAATCAATAATCATTCCGATTGATTCAACAGATGTGCGATTTGAACCAGTAATATTATAATATATTTCTTCTCTTACTTGTTTGAATAAATATTTTTGTTCTTGTAAAGCAAATAATCGTGATTCTTCGTTTGAAAGAAAAGCATAAGTACAATTTAAATGAATATCTGCGTTCCAAATACTACGAGTATCAGTATATGAGATGACACCTAATTCAACATCAGGTGGTGTTTGTAAAAAGCGATACATTTGCATATAATATAAATTAAAGTTGGGAGCTACATAAGGAAAATTATTAGTAGTATCATATACATCACGTATCTGAAATAATTCTTGTACAGGTCTCATTGTAATATTGATATGTAATTCGTTATATTGTAGAGAAATAAGAGGAAATGCCATTTGAGTTTTTAAATTAAACCAAGCATTTAAAGGAATGTATAATGTGGTTGCACGTATACTTGGTTCAGCACCAACTGAACTTGTAGTATAATAAGAATTTGGATAAGAATTTACTCTTGTACCAGAATTAGCAGGATTACATAATTCTGGTACATTTCCAATCATTTTAAAAAACAATTCTTTTTTTTCTGTAGAGAAATCTCTTAAAACAGAATTTAATATATATGCGCCAGAATATTCTTGAAGAGTTTGATTACCACATGTAATTGTTACTTTAGAAATCATTTGAGCTCCCAAATATTCAATCCATTTAAATTCATAAGGAACCCATTGTTCTCCATTTTCTTCAGTTGGTGGAACTATAGTGCTCCAAATATTAGGTAATTCTACAGACAAATAACAATCCATTAGTAAATCAGCATATCGTGGTATTTTAAATGTAAAATTTGATTCTTCAGTTAACCTTAATGTTTTAGACCCATCAAAATCAACTCTAAATTTTTGTAAACCAAAATTAGTATATTTAGAATATGTAGACTTAAAAAAAGTTTTAGACGGGTTACCATTTAAAATAATATTTTGTTGTCCTTCACTTACTAATTGCATTAATCCTCCTGGCATGTCTAATATATAATATATTTATTATTTAACTTTATTGTGAATAAAAGAATAAAATAATCATTTATATTAATAAATGAATAAATCAATTATTATTGGTATAATAGTGTTAATAATAATTATTGTTATAATTATTATTGCGACAACTACATCAAAAAAATCGTCACAATCGTCACAAACATCACAACCGAACCGAATGATAAATTCTATGAGTTTTTCTGCTCCAGCAATAAATGTAGATGATACAACTCAAAGTTCAACAACAACTCAAAGTTCAGACCCTACCGGTTCAGGGCTAGATGGAACATACGCAATAAGAGATTATTATATATATTCATCATACAATTCTTGTAATAACAACAAAACAACTTCAAATAATAATGTAGATACACAATCATTAAAAAATGTTATAGCCCAAGGTGTACGATTATTAGACTTTGAAATATATTCATTAAACAATCAACCAATAGTAGCTACATCAACAATTCCTAATAATTTTTTTATAAAAGAATCAAACGACTCAATTCCATTTAGTAATGTGTTTGAATCAATTATTAATACAGCATTTAATATTTCAACAGCTCCAAATTCAACAGACCCATTATTTATTCATTTGAGGATACAAAGCACAAATCAAACTATGTTTTCTAATATGGCATTAATATTCAAGAATTATGAAAGTAGTGGTTATATATTAGGACCACAATATAGTTTTGAATATCAAGAATGTAAGGATAATAATAATAAATTAGATTGTTCTATAAGAAATATTAGTTCTCTACCATTAAATATGTTTAAGAATAAAATAATATTAATGATTGACAAACAAAATACAAGTGTTTTAGATAATACAGATTTAATGGAATTTTGTAATTTGATGACAAATTCAATAAATTGTAGATTAATAACAAATTATGAGATGAAAAATTCGCCAGACCAAAATGAATTAATTGATTTTAATAAAAAAAGCATGACAATTGTCACACCAGATATAGGAGCAAATTCAGCAAATCCAAATATTTTAACAGCTAATCTATTAGGAATACAATTTACAGCAATTAATTTTTCAAATCAAGATGCTTTTTATACAAATACATTTAACTTTTTTAATGATAGTGGAAACGCATTTATATTAAAACCAGCTAATTTGCGTTACACACCATTATATATTCAAGTACCAAATAATCCTCCACCTAGTTATTCTTTTGCCCCTAGAGAATTGAGTGGTAGATATTATAATTTTAACATATAAATTATATTTTTTTATTATATGAAGCCATTTAAATGTGATAAAGGAGTAACACTTGAAGATTGTGAATTAGCAATATTGCGTATGGCAGTAGACAAAGCCGAAGAAAAAGAAGGAATGGCAATTGTAAATTCTCCAGAAGTAAAAAAAATAATTAATATAGTAGAAGAATTTTTAAAGAAGAGAAAATTGATTGCTTATGGTGGTACAGCAATTAATTCTATTCTTCCTATAGAAGACCAATTTTATAATAAAAATACAGAAATACCAGATTATGATTTTTTTTCTCCTACAGCTAATCAAGATGCAAAAGACTTAGCTGATATTTATTATAACAATGGTTTTCAAGAAGTAGAAGCAAAGAATGGAATTCATGAAGGAACATATAAAGTGTTTGTAAATTTTATACCTGTTGCGGATATAACATTTTTAAATAAAAGTATTTTTCAAGTATTAAAAAAAGAAGCAATTTGTAAAAAAGGAATATTATATGCACCTCCTAATTTTTTAAGAATGTCAATGTATTTAGAATTATCCCGACCTTCTGGGGATGTCAGTCGATGGGAAAAAGTATTAAAGAGAATAACTTTATTAAATAAAAATTTTCCATTAAAAGCAAATGATTGTTGGAAAATAGATTTTCAAAGAAAAATGGAGAATAAAGACAATATACATATTTATGATGTAATTAAAAATACTTTTATAAAAGAAAAGGTTGTATTTTTTGGAGGATATGCTATTTCTCTATATTCAAAATATATGCCGAATAAATTAAAACATAAATTTAAAAAAAATCCAGACTTTGATGTATTATCTATAGAACCATTAAAAACAGCCAATTCAGTAAAACACGCATTACATAATATAGGAATTCAAAATGTATCTATTATAAAAAGAGAAAGTATTGGTGAGATTATTTCTCTACATTATGAGATAAAAGTAGAGAAAGATACTGTTGCTTTTATTTACGAACCTATGGCATGTCATAGTTATAATATAATTAACATTAATAATCAATCAATTAAAATTGCAACTATAGATACCATGTTAAGTTTTTATTTGGCATTTTTATATTCAAATAAAGATTATTATGATACAGATAGAATATTATGTATGTCTCAATATTTATTTAAAGTTCAACAACATAATCGGCTTAAACAAGAAGGATTATTAAAAAGATTTAGTATAGAATGTTATGGACATCAAGAAACGTTAGAAGAAATAAGAGCTAAGAAAAATAAATTATTCTTATCTTTAAAAAATAAGAAAAATACAAAAGAATATGAACTCCATTTTATGAGATATAGACCTATTGAAAATAAAATAATAAACGTTCGTCAAGAAAAAAGATTATCAAAAAGAAACTTATCAAAAGAAAAATATACAGAACATAACATTACTAAAAAAAGAAAAAGAGGACGAGGTGGATTATTTATTTAAAATTTATAATTATAAATATATATGAACATTATTGTTTCAAGATATAATGAAAATGTAGAATGGACTAAAGATTTTTCAAATGTGATTATTTATAATAAAGGAGAACCATTAAACAACGAGTATAATGAAATATTATTAAATAATGTTGGTAGAGAACAGCATACTTTTTATAAATATATTTATGATAATTATGATAATTTAGGGAATTATACTATTTTTTTGCAGGGAAATCCATTCGATCATTTAGTAAACACAATAGAAAAATTAAATGAAATAATAAATAATAAAGAATATAATAAAGATTTTGAAATTTTATGTCATGAAATTATACCTTGTAATTTATCTGGATGTAAATGGCTTTTTTGGTTACCTAAAAATGAATATTTAATTGATACGTATGAAAAACTTTTTAATGAAAGAAAAGAAAACATGGAATTTATATTTGGTGCTGGTGGACAATTCATAGTTTCTAAAAAAAATATTTTAAAACATCCTAAAGATTTTTATTTAAAAATTGTTGAAAGTTTACAATATGATATAAATCCAGTCGAAGGACATATTATTGAAAGATTTCACCAAATTATTTTTGATAATTAATCTGAATAATTATTTTCTCTTTCTTTTTCGTTAACATTAAGAAATAATGATAATATATAATAAATAATTCCAAACAAAATACTCATAAATAAATTTCCATAAATATTAATATTCCCATCTTTAAAAAATAAAATGGGAATATATGTTATTAATAATTTCTTAATATATGGTAGTTGTAATAAAAAATAAAAAACAGACAATAATAATGCCATTTGAATTTCATTATAGGTATTTTCAAACATGTATAAATAATTTTTTGATTTATTATCTCTAAAGTTATTTTCTTCAATATCTTCATCTTCTTCAATAAAATTTTTATTATTTGAAGGGGGAATATATTCTTGTTGAATTTGAGAATCTAATTGTTGAGTTTTATGTATTGGTAAATCTCTCGATTGTAGTTGTGTAGCTCCTGAAATGCTCGCTTGTTGAATACCCGAAACAAGTTGATTTATAGTTGTTTGGTCTAAAGCTGTACCAGTGTTTGTTGGAATAGAATTTATTGGAGTATTTACAGGATTTAATTTTGTATCTTGACCCGCAATATTGTCTGTTATACTAAATTGAATATTTTGATTTGATTGTGGTAAATCAAAAATATTGGTTGTTCCAGAAGCCATTTATATTTATAAATGAATTATAAATATAATTATGACGAATTCGGTGTTATTAATACATTTTTTTTACTATCATCGCATTTAGTTGAAACTAAATTATATTTATAACATTTACCATCTTGTTTATATATTTTGTTCTCTACTTCATTTAAATCGGGAGCGTAAAAAATAATACACTCATCATCTTTACAAACTTCTCTAAAAATAGTAGCTAATCCTAATCCTAATAAAATAGATACAACATATTTTCCAGTATTTGATTTTACAAATTTTGATATATTTATTGTCATATAAATTAAGTATAAAAAATTTTATATATAAAATAAAAATATATTATATGAGTTTATCAATTTCAATTGATGGTATAGATTTTATTTTAATAAAAAAAACAAGTTATGATGATAGATATAAAGACGTAGTAAATGTAGAGAGTATTATTACAGATGATGATGAACAACAAATATATAATTTTTGGGTGTATAGGTCTAATAGTGAATTAGGATTATGGAGATTATGTCTTGAATTACGTGGAAAATTTTATAAAGGACCAGATTATATACAATCAACACTTATTCATGTAGAATTACAAAAATTTATTAATGAAAATATGGATTCAATACCATTTGTTTTTAATAAAAAAACTTGTTCTTATAGTAAATCTCTACATGATGTAATTAATGATAAAGAAGAACGAGAAGTTTACGAAGAACCTTTTTTAACTTTATATAACTTAGATAAAACTAGTCGTCCAAAAATTGGATGTGGTAATATTCCCTCATTATATAGAGATAGTGATATTAATGATATATTACATGTTTTTTCTGATGAATTTGAAAGACTATTTACAATAAAAAATGTAGAGAAAATTATTGGTAATTATGATTTTGTTTTTGAAAATTCATTATTTATTAGTGGAGTTATTTTTTGTTCTCATTTAACACGTAAAACACCACTAAAAAGAAGCAGAACAAATAATGTTAAATTATATTTTATGGCTGCTAAATTAGAAAATATAGATAATATGAACCCAATTTATGAAAGGTCAAAATATTACATCTGTAATAAATCTATACATGTATTTCCATTTTTATTAATTCCTCAAGATTCTGGTATTAATCAATATGGATGTTATACTAGTTACATCCCTAGT